CAAGCGCGCTATGTGTAGCCGCACTACTGCCCTCTTGACCGCGTGTCAGCGTCAGCACGTCGCCGGATCTAGTAAACGCCATCAACTCGCGACCAATGCGGATAAGTCCGCTTGCCTCATAGGTATCGCCCACGCCTGCCGGGGTAAGCGTGGCCGTTGTCGCGTCAATCGTCAAAGCCTCCAGAAGCTTCCCAGTAGACACCGCCGGGATAACATCATCGGCAAGGTCAAACACATCCTTCGCCACGATATCAACAACGCCGCCTGCATTCGGTCCTGCTACTTCTGAAACGACATAGTTTTCTGTGTCCATGTCACCCGGCGCATCGCCAGCATAACCGCGCCGAACCCGGCAAGGAATGCCGCTGTAGTATGGAAATCGCGTAAACATGCGGGCCAAGAACTGCCCGCGATCTTCCGGCTGATACCCGATGCCAGAGAATAGCGCTGCGCCACTGACCCGCTCTGATTGGTATTTGTCCAGCCAGGTATCGTTGTTGGCAAAGTCTTGCAGCTTGGCCGTAACCCGCGCTCGAACGCCCAGCGCGGACTTGTTCGGATCAATGCCAGATAGGTTCAATTCTCCTGGACGGCTGGATACAGATTGCAATGCAGGAAAGATGCCGGGAATGTCTGGGTTGCCATCCTGATTGTAAGCAAAAGTCACAACCTTGACGCCTTCGTCATAGTTTGCAGGGTCTTGGCATGTGAACTTGCTATTGAAGCATTTTGATTGGCCTGTAGTGCCCAAAACAGCCGCGCATGGGGCCGTTCCATATGTGCGTGTGCAGTATGGCAGGTCAATTTCAAACAGCGTTACAGGCTTGCGCCCCAGATCACCCATTTTGATAAACCCTCGCGCTGAAGCCAATGCTCATCAGATCACGCGGCCCAGAATTAGCGGGCCGGATCACGTCGCCGTCACGCGCGCAATAGTGCAGATCATCCACGTATTTTGTCGGACGCCATGCCCAGAACGAGCCGTTGCCGTTGTTGAAATGGTTCATAAAGCCCTTGAAGTCGGTGCCCCGAATAAAGGTCGGATCGACGTTTTGCACCGTTGCGCTGGCGCTCGACCCCTTGCGTGTAACAGCCGCCCCCAGCAGGTTCCCGCCTTGGCTGACGTTGGATTGCAGCATGACGTTGGCCGGCGTGATCGGCGGCGTATAGCCTTGATAAAAGCGCCGGGGAATGGTCATCACAGTTCCCCAATACGCAACTGCTATCTCTACATTATTTGACCCTGCGTCTCTAACACGAATCCGCCAATGCGTAGTGCTCACCTCGTCAAAGTAAAACAGGATGGCCTGATTGTCCGTAGGAAAAATGTTGCCTGATCCAGAATCTACCCAAGTAGTCCCGCCGTCGGTGCTATACTGAGCCTGCACGCGAGCGCCACTAATTGAGCCGATATTGTGCGCGGCAATGGCAACCGCATTCAGCGATTGCGCAGTGGCAAAGACCATTTGCAAGGCCGCTGTGCCGCCAGACGGCGAGGCAACCCATGCGTCATAGGTCGTGCCGGTTGCCGACAGCGTCGCGCTTTCTACCTCCGTGCCGGTGGTCGTGCTAAGGGTGCCGGATAGGCTCTCCCAAAGTACAATCGGGTTATTGCTGGTCCCGTTTGTAGCCAGTTCTGCGGCTTTGGTTGGGTCTATTAGGATGCTCATCAGGCAAAACTCACTCTTAGGCCCCGGTCGCCAGCCTCGTCCTGCAATCGGTTGAACAGGCTTTCGAGGCTTGCCCCGCTGATAAATTCGTCTGCGCTCATCCCGCTAAGGCGCACATCAAGCGGGGCTGCGGAAGGCGCTGCGGCGGCTGATGCAACTGCCCCGGCTGCTGATGCGCCACCACCGCCGGGCGTGACGCCCTTGATTGATTGCACCGCGCCCAGCCCGGTTGCCAAGACTTTTGCAAACGCCGCCAAGTTTCCCGGGAATGGCAGTTTGAGCGCTTCAGCAGCCCCCGTGAAGGCACTGACCAGTGCCTGCGCTGCCCCAAAGGCTTTGGAAATACGCAGCATGTCTTCGTTGCCGCTTTGAAACGCACTCGCCATATCGCCCAAGAACTGATCTGCTTTTTGAAGGTCAGTGCCGTAGCGATACGCATCAATGGCGGTCATTTTGTCAGCGTGTTGCGACTGCGCCTGCTCCATCAGCGCATTGTATTCCTGCTGGGTCAAAAGCCGCTGCTCCAGCGCTTGCTGCAATGTTGCTTGCTGCCGCTGAAAGGATGCAATCTGCTGCTCCTCTTGCGTCATTAGGGCATTCTGAACGCTTTCAAGTTCAGAAATCAACGGGTCGGCACCGCCACCACCACCACGACGCCCTCGGCCACCGCCCCCATCAGGCGGCGCACCAGGCGGCAAAAGTTGTTCGTCCGTGAAGCCTTGCAGATAAAGAGGAACGCCGGTTGTGACATTTTGAGATGCAGCAGCAAGTTGATCCATGAATTGACGCGCACGATCCGTCTCGCTTGAAAGCGTAATCATCTCCGAAATTGCACGCTGAAGTTCAGGAGGTATTTTTGCCAACTCTACGTTGTTCTCTTCCAGAAATGTCAGGACTTGCTGCAATGCCGCTTGCTGACCTTCAAAGGTTTCTGCCGCGCTTATCTGTCCAAGTAATACCTCAAATCGCTTGGCCTCATCCCGCGCAAGGCCAAAATCCTTGGCAATTCGATCAATGGTATTTTTATAATCCCGGCCAGCTTTTTGCGCAGCAGTGTATTTGCTGGCAACATCATCAAGTAGGAGGATTTCCTCTTGCAGTCTGCGTGCGGCTTGCGAAGCAGCCAGTTCAGCCTGGGCAATGGCAAATTGCAAAACCCGCTCAGTGGCTGCGCCATATTTTTCCACCAATTCCTCTGTGGTCATATTCAAGATTTTCATTGGCGCTTCCATGCTGTCAATGGTGTCTTGAATGTCACTCAGAGCGTCGTCAAAAGTTTTCGCACTTTCGCCAGCCGCTGAAAAAGCAAATGCCAATGCCGGAATGCCAACACCAGCCAACACACCAACGACAGCACCTATTGTGCCGAAACCGCTGGCAAGCTGCGGCAACTGCTGCGCGAACACAGTGCTGGCCCGCGTGCCCATTGATAACTGGACCGCAATATCCTGAAGCTGATAAGATGTGTTGGTAATTGACGCCCGCGTTTGGCGGGAAACCCTACCAAGGCGGCCCATACTGCCACTAAACCCCTTTGTGCCTTTGTTGGCCTTGTTTGCCTGCGCATCAAAGCTAGAAAGCTGCTTGCTGGCCTTTGCCAAATCAGACTGAAGGTCGGCGCTGTCGCCGTTGATTTTTACGTTAAGGGCTGCGAGTTCCGTCATTCATCTTTGCCTTATGTCTGGCCCTTGCATCGGCCCATTCAGCCTGCGAAAAGCCGCTCCGCGTGGAACCGCCCTTCGTTAGATCTTCGATCCTTTTGTTTTCGGCAATCTTGCCATCCAGTTCGACCCACCAATCACAAACGGGCAAAGCCCAAAACTCACTTGGCTGCATGCCCCATGACCGGGCCGCTTGATACGCATTGCGCTCGAAAGCGGCCCATGTCACTCCCCCGACGATGCACCACTGTCCTCGCCATCCAGTTCCTGCGACTTCGGCGTCACAATCATGGCGATATAGTCCAAGGCAATGGTCTTGGCCTCAAGAAAGCCATTTTCAACGACCATTTCCTGCACCTTTTCCAGCGTCATATCGCGGCCAGTCGCTTTAATGCCGATATAGAGGATCGTCGGCACGTTCTTGACCGTGAATTGCCATTTCGGGTGATATACCTGCCCCACGCCCGACAGCATGGCCTCAATCTGCGCCTCGCGGGCAATGGCAAGTGGATCTCCTACCTGCTCAGACAGATCAGACGCTGCGCCGAACGTGGCAGCAAGTTCAAGTTCATGGCCTCCGAGTGACGCCTTTAGCTTTCGCATAAATCACCTTACGCCGAGGATGCAGTGTAAGTGACCGTGCCGCTGGACTGGAACGTAGCCGAAAACTCAACAGCACCATCATGCTCTCCGGTCAGTTCAAACGACGACAGATGATATGTGCCGCTGACGTTGCCGGGCGAGGCCAGCGAAGAAGGCAAGTCAATCTGCAACGTCTCGCCAGTTGTGCTTGCGTTGTAAAATTCAGCAAGCAGAACCTCATCTGATGAAATGCCGCCAACAGTGACTTCCACCGCTTTGACGCCGGGTGTAGCAAGCAGGGTGCGCCAGCCGCTGTCATCGTCAGTGGTCACGTCCACCATTTCATTGGTGTTGGTCATGCCACGGGTGCGAACACCGACCAGCGTGGTCGAGTTCCAATCAATGGTCAGTGATCGACCGTTAAAGCCAGCCATTTTTAGTTCTCCTTCTGGATCGTTAGCCGGAACCGCATGACACCGTGCCGGGTTTCCCCATCTGGGTCACGCATCGCCTGCGAAAACTCGCATAGGCAATCTACCACATTATAGCCTGTCTTGGATAGAGCGCCGCGATTTAGAATGTCATAGACCTCGCCCATGATGGATTTGGTCTGTTTAAAACCGCTGGTCCTGCTCCAAATGTGAACGGTGATTGTTATCTCTTTGCCGAGGGTGTCGTCTGTGTCCCACGCCGTTG